GTCTGCACTTCAATCTCAGGTCTCTTTGGTTTTGTTGCTCCCGAAGACGAGCCTGGGGCCTGCGCTCCCCCTCCTTTCTGAATAGACTTCAACATATCCAAGGCAGTTTTAAGTTCCTTGTGGATAGCTAAGGTCTCAATGATGCCAGTGTCAATTTGCTCTTTCCTATGCTGGAAGTTGTCCAAAAACTTTGACTTAACATCCATAGAAACAACATATGTCTTCTCAACCAACTTTTCGATTTTAGTGATAGCTTTCAGGTCATCTTGCGAAGTAGACGACGACCCGGAGCCACCACTATTTTCAGAAGTGTCAGCTAACCAGACATTCAATTTTTGAGCTTTTATTGGATTGTAGTCAGGTCCGTTCAATGTCAAAACAAAGTTAGATCCATTGAAAGAGGGTGGGCGATCCTCTGGTGAACGATATGTAACAATTCGAGATGTCTTCTGATCCATTGTAGTGTAACGTATCATCTGATTTTCAGCTAAGCGCCCAGCGCTTTCCCATCTCCCCCTCTCAAACTCATATTCAAAAGTATAAGGAGCTAAATCTAGCTCTTTATAACAATCATTTATGAAGAACTGGAGAGCAGTAAACACTTCTTTCCCATGAAGAACAGCATCCATCAGCGAGGCCTGGCACCTCATATCCAAGTCAACTACCCATGTTTTTGATTTGACATATCTAATCCGATCCAAAATTGTCTTCATTTCCAACGGGGCCAGATACATCCCAGTACGACGATCCAGAACAAAAGCTCTCTTCAAAAACCTCACCTCGTCCCACACTCCAAAAGGTTGCACCAAATCACCAGAATTTTTCTTCCCATCAGTCATAATTATACCATACTCAGATAAACAAGCCGCTATAGTACGAAGATTGTACCATTGTGCGCATAGCGGCTTAACAGTGACCATATTGTCATCACCATAAACTATGGCTTTGACATTCTCATCAAACAAACGGAGTGTAGCAAGCTCAGGGGCATAAACCTCAGCCAATTTTAACCAAGCATACCTCAGGTAAAACATATTAACAATGGAGTTCCCAACCGCAGTGATTGGCATCCCCGAAGCCATACCTTGATTAATCTTGACTTGAACGTTAGTAACCTGAGAAACCCTATCATATGTGTAACGCACTAAGACCTTTCGGGCTAATTGTTCAGCAAAAGAGCCTCCCATAACCTTATTAGCCAATTGCGCAAACGCATCAAGAGTGTCTCCATGAATTGTAGAATCAAAAGCAGAGTAATCAGCATCAAAAACCAAGTCAGAATTCCC